CGGGAAACCGCCACTTTTTGCAAAAAATAACACTAATCGACATGAAAAACCAAAAATTGCAATCTAAAACGGTAAAATTATTACCGTTTTGTCCTAATCCAAATCCGTGAAAAACTCTATTTTATATGCATTATGCATCAAGATAATGCATTTTATATGTGTTAAGATAGTGGTCGCTATCATAACGGATATCCCTATATCGGTCAATGTGCCAATGATAGCCCGGTTTTCCATTGAATAACGCTGGGTCAGATAACGCATGGATGCACTGGCTTCACCGTCAGGACCACCGTATTCGATTAGTGGGTATATATGTTAAAAGCATATAAAATAGGCTTTTATTCGCTTTTAATATTTTGATTTAGTACAACTTGAAGTTCTTTCTTTTCGTTGTCCCAAATAAAACAATTAAAAATTTCACGGAGAGCATTTGCTTTATCAGCCGTTTCGATAGATTCGTCTTTTAATTGTTCCATCAAAAGTTGTAAGTTAATATTTTTCCTTCTTGCTGGAAAGCGAGATACTTTTTGTGACTGTTCCAGTCTCACTTGAAGTTCTTCTTGACGTTTGATAAGAATTGCTTTATTTTCTTTGTATTCCTCTAATGTATCAATTTCATTTATATACGCATCCTTTATTCTTTTCATTTTGTTTTCAAGACTATGAAGCTCTTTTTGGATCATAGAACGTTCGGTTTTGTCTTCTGTAATCACACTTAGATCGTAGTAGAACTCCTGATCAGAAGCAGCCATGTCTTCTAATACATGCATCACTTCTTCAACTGCCTGGCGTTCACCGATATATGTTTTCGTATCGCAAAGTCCTTTTGCGTTTTTCCAGCACAAAAAACACGCGGATCTTTTTGACATCTTTCTATGATATCCAAGAGAAGCTCCACATGCAGGACATTTTAACAAACCTGACAGCCAGTGACCTGCACTTACAGCAGTTCGGTGTTTCCCATAACTACTGCGTTTTCTAAGCTCTGCAAGTCTTTTTGCAGCTTTTCCAAACTGTTCTTCTGATACAATTGGATCATGTTCCCCATCCGCAAGTATTACATCATTAGGATCTTTTCGTTTGTTATTTTGCCGATCATAATAGTTCCAGCGAACTTTTCCGATGTAAAATGGATTTTCAAGGATATAGCGTATCGTTCGTTGTTCAAAGCGTCCGCCACGTTTTGTTTTGTAGCCAGATTTGTTGAGTCGGGCTGCTATATCAGACATAGGATATTGTTTTTCAGTAAACATATTAAAGATATTTTGAACAATCGGAGCAGTATCAGGATCAACTTGTGGTATATGTTCTGATCCTTTTTCTTTAACGTATCCAATAGGAGCATTAGCGTTGTAGCCGCCTTTTAATGCTTTTTGAGTCATGCCACGCATTACTTCCCCGGAAAGATTATAAAGATAAAATTCATCAGACCATTCGATTACCATTTCAATTAAACGCCCATACATACCCTCTACGATCGGTTCGGAAATGCTGATTACATCCACATTGCATTTTTTTCGTAAAACAGATTTGTAGTAAGTACTTTCATCAATGTTTCTGGCAAAACGACTAAATTTCCAGAGCAGTATAGCATCATAAGGATGTGACTTGTCCTTACAGGCAGCAATCATCTCTTGAAATGCAGGTCTTTTATTCGCATTTTTTCCCGAAATGCCTTTATCTTCTTTATAGATCCGGGTGATAAGCATATTGTGTGCCTGAGCATATTCTTTAATCAGGCGGATTTGTGAGTCCGGTGAAAGCTCTTCCTGTTTATCTGTAGATACACGGATGTATGCACATACTTCTTTTAACTGCTCTGACATGGTAACACTCCTTAAAAATCGTTTATTATTTGTTATCAGTATTATTGCACGTAGCAAAGATATGCGTCAATAATTTCTGGGATTTTTTATATTCAAATATTATATATTTTCTGAAAATACAACAAAAGCCGGCATAATCAGCCGGCTTTTGTTAATCATATTGTTAAGTTTGTTACAATTATTCCATAATTAAATCATCTTCATCAAACTCCAAATTATCGTCTGTATATTCTACATCTGAATTAATAGATGCTCGGTATTCTGATGCGATCATGGTGCGGTTGAATTCTGCGGTTGGTTCAATCTCTTGTACAAGTTTTTCTAATTCATCTATTGTTACACGGAAAAATTCTTTTCGCAAATTTACTTTATTAACACGTTTTTCGTTAAGTATTTCATGTAGTTTTCTTTCCAATGAAACAGCATCTTCTGAAAAAATAAAGCTGTGAACATCAAACTTGAATGGAACACTGGCACTGCCTAATTCATTTATACGATCCTGCGGATCTATTCGCCTGGTCATTCCGATCTTAAAGACCTCTTCTCCAAAGGAACCAAGGTTACTGATTACATATACCGTTCCGGCTTTACCATTTTGAAGATTAACAATATCATTTTTCTTTAACTGTACATCTGATAATTGTGATTGAAGTTCCAAAATTCTTCTGTTTAATAGATCGATTTCATCAGATTTAGCATCAGTTAATTGTGCTTTGATTTTCTGAATTTCCTGCTGGAATTTTGATTCTTCTGCTTCTACCTTTTTCTTCTCTGCTTCTAATGCTTTTCGTTCAGCAGCTTCCTCGCGCATTTTTTCTCTAATCGCTAACTGCTCCTGACGTTCTTTCTCTTTTTTCACATAATAATCATACTCGATTTTAGCAGCATTAATAAATAGATATTCAATTTCGCCAATGAATTTTTTCATAGTTTTTGCGATACTTTGATTTCCTTCACCGGCAATAATCAGATATTTTTTTGAAATTGCTTTTATATCCTCAATACAAGAATCAAGTTTATCATATTTAAGTTTAGTTAATATGTTTTGAAGCTCTGAACGCAATGCTATCGTCATGAGAGAATAGATCGCTTTGTTAGCTTTTGTTGTGTATCTGGCAGAATATTGATCGAGAATTTTTGTGATCAATTTATCATTTTCTCTATAGGCTTTTCGTAATGCTTTGACATCCATCGTATGTAATTTGATCATCACGGATGGATGCAGTAATTCAAATTCATCAAATTCAGTATTCAGCTCACCATCTAACGTGATAACATTATCATTTGATATAAATTCGTTGATTGCATATCGCATACTTTTATATAGATCACGTAATCGTTTGATTTTTTTTGTTTCCTTTTCAGCAGTCAATTCTTTTGATTTTTTCAATTCGGCTATTTCGTCGTTCAACTGTTTGATTTCTTCTTTGTTACTGGCAACTTCTTTTTCATGTATTTCAGTAAGTTTTTCTATTTCGGAGTTTAATGATTCAATTTCTTTTTTCTTCTCTTCTGTATTCGATTCTTTCAGTTCATTTTCCAAAGTGCAATTTTCTTCATACATTTTAGTATAAGATTTATTTGCAGCTTTGTGATTTTCAAACATCATCTTATAGACGTATACAAGAAGACCAAGTGCAATAAAAACCGGTATTACCAAGAACCAAAGAGCTGCGCATATAACAGCAGCAATTGTGCAAGTAAATATTTTGTCTGTAGTATATTTTGTTTCCATTTTTTCCTCCTTAGATATGGGTTTATATGTTGCAAAAAAAATTATCATATAAATGTAATAATATGTCAATAAAAAGTTGTCATATCAAACTTTATATTTTTTTGGGATTTTCGCTTGACTTAACTATTTGATTTGTGACTATCATTTCTTAAATCAATGAAAGGGGGTAAAAAAATGGAAGATTTACAGCAAAAAATCATTTTTTTAGTTAGTCAAGTCGACAATGAATGCTACTTAGAATATTTGTATGATCTGATCAAAACGTTATTAAACTGATTTTTAGTAAATTGTGTAGTCAAAAAGCCGGGCAATTAATTTTTGTCCGGCTTTTCCTGCGCATTGGTAACAACTTCCATGATAAAACATTGCAAAATGACACATACTAGCACTATGAAAATATTATTAAACAATATGAGATATGAAAAAAATCTGACATTAGAAGCTTTAGCTGCATTATCGGGCGTAAGCAAAAGTACACTGCATAATATTGAAACACGAAAAACATCTCCAACAGTGGATCAATTAGAAAAAATCGCAAAAGCTCTAAATTGTAGAATAACAGATTTGTTTGAATCTGACTACAAATAATACGAGTTTTCCATAATTCTGGAAAAATGTTCCCAGAACCTACCATTTTTCGACAATATATGCTAGAGTGAATATTGTAATGAAAAGAATCCATCATGCAGGAGGGTAGGGCTAATGGAAAAGATCAAAGAGGAGATTGTTGTCTTGATCAGTGCCATGCAGGATGAAAAATATCTAATGTATGTATATGCACTCATCAGGGAACTTTCGTCAGATAGTAAGTAGCTACCTGATCAAAAAAGCAAAGCCGAGCAGGTCATGATATGCGACCTGTTCCGGCTTATTTTTATTCTATTTAATTTTTATTATTTAATTCTTCAGCTATTTTTTCAAGCACGAGCCAATCCTCGGCAGGGAGGTTAGCTAATACTGATATAAAGCGATTTTTAAAGGAATCACTTTCCTCATTTAAAAGTTGTTTTGTCAATTTTGCAATATCCGTATTTCGATCATTCTTATTAAAAATATCACCATTTCCAGTTCTTAACCATTCCTCGTTTACATTAAATTCTCGGCAAATGGATGTTAAAGCCAAATCAGTAACGGCATTGACACCACATTCCCACTGCCCCACGGTATTGCGTTTAACGCCCAACTGATCAGCAAAGGATTGCTGTGTAAGTCCTAATTTTTTTCTGAGCTGTTTTATACGTTCGTTCATCTTATATGTCCTCCCTATTAACTCAAAGAATACAACGTTGTATGTCAAAAGTCAATATAAATTGCTATTAAAACAACAAAATCTAAAAAAATATGTTGACAAAGGGCTATCTAATGACTTATTATAGCCATATAAACAACAATGTTGTTGGCAAAAAGCCATTCAAATAGCAAAAAAGAGGTGAGCGAAATGCAAAATATAACAACTGGCTTGACTCAACAGGAGCAGGAAATTATCAAAAAATTTGCCGTTCTCATCCCGAAGTTGCCAGAAATCAAAAAATATTATCTTCTTGGCATTGGTGATGGGATGGCTTTGAAAACTGATACCCAAAAAGACAAGGAAACGAAAACAGTATAAAACAGGGTGTCGGATTCCAACACTATCAGGCACAAGGAGATAGGACCTGCTGGGCTATCGGCATAACGGGCGTATACCTTCTCCTTAGATTGTAGCTCCATCGCATCTGAAAAAGGTGCGGTGGGGACTGAGTGAGCATATGCACTCTACTCACATGGTAGCACAACATATGCAGCAAGCATGAGCTGATCATGCAACATTATCAAACCAATCACCGGGCGTATGTAGTCCGGTGAAACGAAAAAATCTATGCAAAACTGCATAGATCAAAATAAAATACGGTGTCGGAATTCGACACCGAAAGGGGTAGAAATATGAATAAAAAACAAAAGAGAGAACAGACCACGCTGCGTCTTCCTGCGGAGTTGAAAAGGCAACTCCAGCAAGAAGCAGCAAGCATGGATTTGAGTTTAAATGCTTATATATTACTAACTATTGATAGAGGTCGTCAATCTTTACATCAATAGGACCATTGGATTTTTCATAGTTTTCCACAAAACTTTTTAATATGTAGACTGCTTCTTGGTTATATGAACGATTTTCTTTTTTTGCAATATGTTTTAGTTTCAAATAAAGTTCGTCCTCCATACGGAGTCCTCGCATTGGAATTGATGATGGCATTATTTCCTCCTTATAATATCTAAGTGATAACACTATGATAGCATACTGTTGAAAAAAAATATACTGGCAGAGTGTTGACAAAGTGTATTCACTTTGATATATTTGTGAGTGTTATCTAAGTGAATACACCTAAAGGAGCAAGCTATGCAAATATTGATTCGAACAAATGATGAAACAAAAAAAATTCTCCAAAAAGAAGCTGGAAACATTGGCATTACATTAAATGCATTGATGTTAGTGATTATAAACGATTGGATTCAAGGTAGAGAAAAAGAACAGAATGTAAAAAAGTGAATAGATTAAATATAGGGGAGGTGATTGGGTGAAAAAGGATGTAAAAATCAAAAGAATCATCTGCGTTCGTGATGCAGATACGGGTGCAATCATTCCGGTTGCTTCACTTAGTAAGGAAAAGCAGGAGGAAGTTGCAAGAAATATTCAAACCGTTAATATCCCGAATGCCTTAGATAAGATCATGGAACCAATGGGGTACAGACGAAGGGGAAAGAAATACTAGTATGTGCTGCGCTATCGGCAATACGGGCACCTACCCCTCATACCCATTTTGAATAGCCGGGGCGGACAAGCCACGGTACAAAAGAAAGAAGGTTGACAGTATGACAAAGACAACAGCAGCGATCAAAGCTTATAAAAAATGCAGAATATGTGGTTTTACAACAACAGATGATAGTATCTGTTCATGTAAAAGATGTAAAAGCTATCTCTATACATATTCTGGTATGTACATTCCAAAGATTGCAAAAAAATAAGAGATGCACAAAAATGCATCTCTTTGATTATACCATGACGCAAAGGACATGAAATAACCAACAACCTAGTACATATTTTATCATGTTTCAGCCTTTGCGTCAAATCGGATTTCCGTTTTGACGCTTTTGGCGTAAGGAGATTCGATTTGATGACTCAACTGGAATATCATTCGTCAGATCCTTTTTTCGTGGTTAGTTGCAAAAAATGTGGTACTCGTTATTGGAGTACCAGACGAAAAAATGCTGTTTGTGCAAAATGTGGTGGTTCTGACACTAAGACATCTGCACCAGAGCATACGATTATTCTGACGGATGGAAAGGAAAAGTAAAAATGAAATTGAAAACGTTCGACTGGAGCAAGGAAGCAAAAGTTCCTTTTATTAAAGATGCGCAAAAAATCATTAAAGCATCCCCTTATAAGGATGTGCTGCGGGTTGGATCAGGCTTTGCGATCAACAAAAAAGGGGAGGCAAAAGTTTCGATCGAACCGATTCAACGAAAAGGTAACAGAGATTTGTGGAAAGAGATCAAAAAATTAGATGGTTTTGTGGATGAAACAGGAAAGATTAGAAAACGTGATCTTTCAGGGCAACAGACACCGCTATGCTATATCGGCAGCTTTGTCTTTTACCTTGCAGATAAAGGATACAAATACTAAGAAAGAAGGTTGAACAACATGAAAACAATATGTATTGCCGGCTTAAAAGGCGGTATTGGAAAAACGACAACGGCAACATCACTGGCGTATCTATTGGCGAATGAGCAGAATAAAAAGGTTTTGCTCGTGGACGCAGACAGTCAGGGAAATGCATCTATGACATTCGGTGTTTTTGATGATGTGGTTTCTGGTATAGTGCCGGTGATGGCACAGGGCATATCGGAGAGTATCATGTCTCCTGCCTTAGAACAGGTGCTTGATGATACAGAGTATACAAAGCTAAAGGATCTGATCAAAAAGTCAGAGTATGGCGTGGATGTTCTGACGGCAAACGGATATTTGGATCTGGTCAATGCATTGCTTACGATTGAAAAGACAAATGACCAGATCTTTATATTAAAAAGCTTTTTGGAAAGTGTGGCAGAGGAATATGACCTTTGTTTGATTGACTGTGGATTAAAGATGGATATTACCGTGATCAATGCGGTGCTTGCATCGGATCTGATCATCAGTCCGATGCGTCTTGGCGGTTATGAGCTGAATGCAAGCGAGATTTTTGACAACCAGATCTTTGATCTTCGGGAGCTTAACCCGGATGTGGAAGTCTATGTTTTGATTACTTGTTTTCAGAAGAGTAAGACAACGACAGCGATCGAAGAAAATCTTCGTGACCGTTATTTTGATGAAATGTTTGACGCGCATATCAGAAACAGCGTGGTTGTGATGGGCAAATCATTTATGGATGGACCGCTTCCGGCTAATTCAAGGAACTCTATCGCGGTTAAGGATTACAGAGCGGTTGCAAATGAGATACTGGAGGTGATCGAATAATGCCTTCAGGATATAGCGCAATACTTAGCTTGAACCGGAAGAGTACAGGAGATACAGCAAGATCAAGCTGTGCGAGGTTTCGGACGAAAGATATTTCTATCAAAAATATATATTCTTCAGATCTGAACTTTTACCCGCAAAAGGGGATTGAGCAAAAGGCGGCAGAGATTCAGGCGGTCGGTCTGCTTTCCAATCTGGTTGTAATGCATGAGCCATGCGATCAGGGCGAGTATAAGCTTGTGTCGGGTGAAAGACGCTGGCGTGCGTTAAGTCTCCTGGTCGAGCAGGGCTATAACGAGTTTGAAAAAGTGACCTGTCAGATCAGAGAGCCAGGCAATGAGCATGAAGAAATGATTGAGTTGATCTTAGCTAACTCTTCCAGACAAAAGGACACATTTACGCTTGCAAAGGAAGAGCAGACGCTAAAAAGGGAGCTGGAGTATATGCGGGATCATGACATGAAGCTGAATGGCTATGATCTCAAAGAAGGTCGGCTTCGTGATGTGATTGCGGACATATTGAATATATCAAAGACAAAAGTAGCAGAGCTAGAAGCAATCTCTAACAGACTGATCCCGGTATGGAAGCTGCAACTG